GGCACTGTTTTTTATACAGGACCTGTAAATAAATGCGACTTAGATATTCATGTAGGATTTAGAGAAAATAGAGCCATATTATTTCCATCTAATTGGGTGCATTCTAATCATTTAAGTAAAGTTCCAAATCTTAGAAGATATACAGCTAGTTTGTTTATCACAGAATATGAAGAGTTAAACAATGATTAATTCATATAATTTATTTGCAGTTCGTATGTCTCATGGGAGTTTACCAATTCCAATAAATATACATAAAAAGATTTTAGAGTTTGTAAAACAAAACTATAAAGAGACACATAATATTTCTTGTGTAAATGGTTTTCAATATCATGATGATTTTGATGGCAAAAAAGAATTAAATGAATTTATAAATAAATATTTAGGAAATGTTCATAACTTAAAAATATATAATGGTTGGTTAAATGTTTTAGATAATAAATCTTACAATAAACCTCATTGTCATACAGGTAATCAAGTTACACATGCAGCTGTTTTATATCTTTCTAATAATAACAATAATATTAACTTTGTAAAAGAAGGTGATGTATTTGAAATACAACCAAAACTTTTTGATTATCTAATCTTTCCATTTAATTTATTTCATTATGTTTTGCCAGAAGAACGTTCTGAAAAAAGAATATGCTACGCTTTTAATTTAACAGAAGTAACTAATGTCCTTTGATCATAAAATAACCGACCTTAAATTTCATATAGATAAATTAGTACCGAAAGATGTTTGTCAATATTTTATTGATTTTTATGAAAATAATACTCAACATTCAAAACCTGAAACAAGTTATAAATATCAAACTAAAAAAAAGGAATATGATGATTATGGCTGTATCAATTTAACTGCTCTTTATGATAAAGATAAAGCATTTGAAGAACCATTAAATATAGCTAAAAAATACATACAAATAATGATAACTAATTATGAATTGTATATTAAAAATAATATTTGTCCTACGTTTGATTTAACAACTATGTCTCAATCAAGTAATATTCGTATTTTAAAATATGAAAAAGGAAATCAAATTAAAGATCATAGTGATGTAGATTTTAATATAAGAGCCTCTTGTACTTTAAATTTAAACGAAGATTATGAAGGTGGAGATTTTAGATTTTTTGATGGTCAAATAAAACATTCTTTTAAAACAGGAGATGCTATGTTATTTCCAGCAGAACCTATTTGGATTCACGGGACTGAACCCGTTACAAAAGGTATTAGATATTCTATTAATTGTTTTTTACACCAATAATTATGAAGAATAAGAAGTAGGTCTTGCACCTAATCTAGCAATTTTTTCAGCTTCAGTTTCATCCTCAACAACATCATTATCCCAGTCACTTTGCAATCTAGTTAAATGTGCAGAGTCCCATAAATCTATAAATTGTTGAAAATCTCCAAGATTAGCATCGGCATAAGTACCGTTTGGAGTTGTGTCTCTATGTTCTACTTCATCTGTAGTTACTGGAGTTTGATATTGCAAAGCCCAAATATTTGAAAATTTAGGTTGACTCCAAAAAGAATCGTTATCAATTATATAACCAATCTTAGAAATTTGGTTAACAATTAATTTATCATCAAATACTACTGTCCAATTTGCGTTAGTTGCCATTTTTTCTCCTACGTTTTTATAATATAAATTACTGTTAAATAAGGTTGTAAAACTGATGTTGCATCTCCACTAAAAGTTGCACTCATATTATGCGAGTGACCCGCTGAACCCCCAGTTGTATAATAAGTTTGTTGTGTTGTAGGCCCTGAAGCTAGTGCAAAACGAATATATTGAGTACCAGGAGAATTACCTCCAAGTATGTCGTGTTGGTGAGCTGCAACTTGTGCTATTGATATAGCAGTATTTGCTGTTGAACCACCAACGTTTCCAGTTGAAGCTACAGTATCTGCTCCACCTGTTGAAGCTAAAGCTTTATTATTAGATTTACTTACAGCTACTTTATTTTGTAAATCAGGAACTAAAAAAGTAGATGAGCCATCACCCGCACCATAAGTTGTGCCTACCGCTGCAAATAATGCAGAGTAAGTTGATCTTGAAACTGCTTGACCGTTACATTCTAGAAATCCTGTTGGCACTGAAGAAGTAGACCACGGCACAATAGTAGCTGTAGGAATTCCCTCGATACCTGTAAGGTTTGCTCCAGTGAAATCGTATTTTGTTGCTTCGTAATTTGACATATTATTTCTCCGTGTAAGTCCATCCTGTTGTAGCATCTCCAGAATACACTAATCCAAAAGCTGCACCTTGTGTATTAACAACAAGATCAGATGCTGCATTAGCTATATTAGAAGAGTTTCTACCAACAGTCAACGCGTTAGTTTGAAAATCATAACCTTGATCTACAAAATGTACTTCATCTCCTGCAGATGGTGATGCTGGAAGCGTTATTGTAACTGCTCCGCTATTTGTATTTACTAAAAGTTTAGCACCAGCTTGAACTGTTTCTGCTGCTGATACCGCTCTCCAGTTTCTTTGTTCAGATAATTTTACAACATTAGTTCCATCAGAATATAGTGTGTAATTATTTCCTTCACATAACAATACACCTGTTCCTGATGCAGTTTTAAAAGTTAAAGTATTGTTAGCATGATTACATGCGTTTTGTACGTGGTAAGTTTTTTCAATTGAATTTGGAATACTAACAGTAAGGTTAGAAGCCAAAGTTCCTGTTAATTTAATAACATCATTTTTACCATTTGATACTGCGCCATTAGTAAAAGTTAAAGATCTAGCAGCGTTAGTGATATTAAAGGTAGTAAAACCACCAATCGCTTGTTCTAAGATTAAAAGGTTAGTGTTTGTAATTTGTCCCCAAGTTCCTGAATTTTCTCCAGTTGCTTGTACTGTAAGTTTTAAATTTGCTGATGTTGAATTTGCCATATTAAATTCCTTATATCGTTTATTTTATTAAAATAAAGAGAAAGTGTCAACTCTTTATGCAACGACTTCCCTCCACCCTGGAGGATCTATTGGAGCAGAACCGGTATTTATCTCGTCCCAGATAAGAGCATTACCACTTCCTAGTGTTGTAGTCAACCCAAAACCATTAAAAGTTGCAGTGACATCTGTAAAGGCAGATACAGGAGCAACTCTAGCTAGTAAAGGAAAACCTGTAGGAATTATAGTCTGACCTGGAACAGCTGTAACAGTTCCTAAGTTAGCTGTCATTCCTATACCTGTTACACTAGGTGAAACGCTAATAGAACCTACAGCAGTTCCTAAAGATAAAATAGCTCCATTGCCTGTAATTGCTGCATCTGGTGCAGGGTCAACAGCGCCTAAAGTTAACTGAGCTACGTTTAAAGTATTTGCAACAATAGTTGCGTCACCAGTAATTTCTGTAGGAGTTCCTAAAGCTGCTGTCATGGCAATTCCAGAAACAGCTGCTTGAGCTGATTCATTTGGATCACCCCAGTTATTATCTCCCCAACCAAGTCTACCCCAACCTCCTATATTAGTTGCCGTAACAGTACCTAGTCCCATAGCAGCTGCAACACCCGTAGGCATCGCATCAGGACTAGCATCAACTGTTCCTAAATTATTTGTAAGTGCAAGACCTGCTGGAGTAGCAACTCCTAAACCTTCTGCTATAACAGTGCCTAAATTTCCAGATAAAGAAACACCTGTAGGAATTACTGTTACATCCCCTTTCATTCCAAGAGTACCTAAACTTCCAGATAAAGAAACACCTGTAGGAATTAAAGTTCCAAAAATTCCCCAAGCTTGTTTTCCCCATTCAAGTCTTCCCCAACCTGTATTAATTTCTGTAGTTACAGTTGCAGTTCCAAGATTACTTGAAAGAGCTTGTCCTGTAACAGTGAAAGTAGGATCAACTTGATCTCCCCACTGATTACTACCCCATGTACCAACGCTCCAAGTTTTACCTGTAGCAACATCCATAAGTCCACCCATTCCTATTCCGTGGACATAACATAAATAATAAAAATCAGGGGATGCTACATTTATTTCAACGTACCTAACTGTTGCTGAATTAAATGTACTTGTGTTTGTATAATCAGAAGAACTTGCCGGGGCATCTAAATAATAAGTTACCCCTGAAGAAATAATTCCAGATGTGCTTGTGTTTGTAGAAAAAATTAAAGGATGATTATCATTTGAAGCATCACTCTGTTCAAAACGTAAAACGGATGAAATAGGCCATATAATATTTCCTGGTCCAGATGAACTTCTAGCACCATCTACATAGTATACATTACCCGTACCTCCACCATACAAGTTACCACTTGCTACAGTGACAGTATAAGTTTTATCCGCCATAGGAGCTTCCTCCTATTAGCCCGATATTCTTAGTATCGCTGCTGTTGATGTTGGTGCTGGAAACTGAACTGTAAACGTACCTGAAGTAGCTGTTTTATCTGCTCCAAAATCTAAAACACAAACTGCAGAGTTAGTAGTTGCAGATGATGTGTTGTAA